TTTTGTTTTAGCGATGCAGGGAATGGTTCACTCAATGGAAAGCAAGATAGCCAGTCAAGCGATTGCATTAAAGATCTTTGACGAAAAGCTAACTCGAGAGTTACCAAAGGGCACACTTAAAAAGCAAATATTTTCACAAAATAATCTGTATGAGCATCTAAAGAAAATGGGTGTCAGTCGCGCTTCTGATGCACCTTATCACGTACCTTACAAAGTATCGCAAAAATTAAAGCTGGTAGAAAAAGCCAAAAAAACTGATGAGAGGGTAAAGTATTACTCAAATAAAATAAATAAAGAACAAGAAGTCAGGGCAAATTACAAAGAAAAAATAGAATCATTTAAAGAAAGAAGAGACAACCTTGAGAAAGCGGTGCCCAAGGGCAATATTTCAAGACTGAATTTAATTAAAAAGATTAATGATGCTGAGCTTAATATTAAAGATTACACCAGCAGATTAAATTCACTTAGAAAAACAAACGCCCAAGAAAAAATGGATGCACTTATAGAGCGAAGCAAGAAACTTAAAAAAAGCATAAAAGAAATGAGGCTTACCAATCCCGCTGAGGAGTTGATACAAATCAGAGATAAGTTGCTTCCTAATGGGAAATTGGTTAATGATTACAAAAGCAGGCGCGCATTTCATCGGCTAGAAGATTTATCACAAGTATGGCCTGATGCTAAGGTGTTGCTTGATAGGGTTCACATGGAGCAGGCGCATGTTAAACAAAAAGCTCTCAATGAAATACTTAAAAAGTTTATTGAGATGGTTGATTCAAATGCTCCGCGCTTTGCTGATCCTGATCGTGTTAAAAGATATCTTGTTAGAAGGGTTGAAGAAGCCACACCAGTCGCTAGAGAATTTAGTCGGCGTAGAGTCACTGATGAAATTGATGAAGCTAAGGTGATAAAGCCGGTTGAGGAAAAGCCAAAAACAGAAGAAAAGAAAAAGGATACCGTTACTTTATATAGAGGCGAAAAAACAGACGTTGGAGAGGGTAAAAATAGAACTGGCGGTATATGGTGGACAAAGAACCGTGAGCAGGCTAAAAGTTACGCGAAAGAAAAAGAGGATAAAATATTTACTGTTGAGGTAACACCAGAAGAATTAGATCGTCATTTTATAGATATCGATTCGGGCACATTCAATGAGCATTATAAATTCATAGGAACAGAAGATGAATTAGAATCAATTATAAATGAAAAAAGAACTGAATCAGTAGAAGCAGAAGCAGCCATAACGGCACAAGAACGAGTGATAGCCGACACAGAATTAGAATTTGCACGAGAAGAATATCATCTGTCAGAGGCTAAGATTAAGCAGTTAAGCGAGAATCGCGCTGCACTTGAAGAATTAATAACATGCTCACTGGGTGAATAAATGGCAAAAGCAAATAAGACACAAGATTGTATTGTCCAAGCAAGGGCGTCATTGCATTTATTTACTGGTGACGAGCTTGAAAGCTATATTCGATCAGTGTCGAGGCGAACCAGAGAGCTGCAAGAAGCTGGCGTTCCTTTTGCGCGTAAAGCCGCTATTGATGAAATATCAAACGAGAGCATACAAGTTTTATTGTCAGATGCGGCAACTTCAGTGCGAAACATTGAAAAATATACAGACAACAAAGCCAAAATGGACAATGTAAACGGTATGCGATCATTGCTTGAAAAAACATCAATCAACACCGATGCAAACATAGAAACCGCCTCAAAAGCATCGGAACAGAGGTTAAGTAACACATCATTTAGCACGCTAAGCAAGGAGCACTTAGATCTCTTGGAGTCTGGCGACATGGACAACGAGATAGCAGCTCATGCCGATGGCACGGCAAGCGACAATCACATGGTAAAAGAAATCGCTGAATTATTGCCGGAATACATTGAAGACAGAAACGCGAATTTAATTAGATCTAATGCTTTAAGTGATGAAAGAATCCGCGACGACAGATTTTTTCGTAACACTTATAACCAGTCATTGCTTAGAAAAATTGGCAAGGAAAACTGGATACCGCTGCATAAATCAAGAATAAACGTTGAAGAAACCTTTAAGAATTCAAAGGGCGTAAACCCAGATGGCACCATTGATGAGGAGTTTGTTAACAAAGCAATTGGCAACACTTACGATAACATCATCCAAAACAATGGGGTTTTATTTACAAACCCTGTGGTCGCAAGAGATCTGGAAGCAATAAAGAAAAAAGGCCATATGTTTTACATTTACAAAGACTGGTCAAACTGGACTTTATCAAACAAAGAATACGGGCAAGGCTCACTATTTCAATCATGGATGATGGATGTTAAAACATCCGGCAAAAAAATAGGAATGGCTGAGATTATGGGAAGCAATCCTGAAGCAATGTATAACCAGTTGAGGAAAATTGATGTTGAGCGAAATCCAGACAACACAACAGCACAATCTGTTAAAAGAAATCAAAACGACTCTTTATTTAAATACCAATTAGGTATTAATCGCCCTGCATGGAGCCCAACACTTGCAAGCATAGGCAGTTCCATGCGCAATGTAAGCTCGATGGCGAGGTTGCCTTTGGTAGCGTTAAAGAGTATTCCGGACGTAGCTAATATTGCAGGTATGGCGTCTAGGGCTGGGGTTGGGCACTGGCAGCCGATGATAAATGCGATCGTTAATTTATTTGACATGATCCCAAGCAAGGAAAGAAAAGTTTTAGCTAAGTTTATGTCAGGTTCAGTCCGTACGCACATGGGTGTAATAGAGGGGTATACAGATTTAAACTCAATGGGATCGATGGTAAGTAAATTATCAAATAAGTTTTTTCAGAGAATTGGACTTGAAGCGCTGGACAGGGGCAATAAATTAAGTGCAATGGAACCTATCATGCGCCGATACGGCAAGGACTCTGAAAAAACATTGTCACAATTAAACGGGCAACAGCAAGCGTATTTAAACCGCTTTAATATTACTGAGACAGAATGGGATGCTTTGCGCGCTAAAACGCAAGACAGACTATTCACGACCGATAATGTGGAAAGCATGACCAATGCTGAAATAAAGGACTTATGGTCTAAGAGCGATAAGCTGACACCGCTTACAGATTACAAGTCTGCGTTATACCGTAAGGTGTTTGCAATGTTTGATACCATGCAGGAATTTGCGGTATTAAACCCAAATGATTATATTAGAATGTTATCAACTGGCAATATGGCTCCGGGAACGATACCTGGCGAAATATGGCGAGGCATCATGCAGTTTAAAAGTTTTCCTGTGCAATACATGAGGCGTATAATGGCTGGCGGTATGCAGGACTTTGACAGCTTTCAAGGCCGTGTTATGTATGGGGTTAATATGGCGCTATCCACAGTTGCCTTAACGCAGTTGGCGGATGCTTTGGTATCGGTGGCTAAGGGCGTGTCTCCCGCAAATCCACAAAACATGAGCAAGGGTGAAGCAACCAAATATTACATAAAGATTCTTGCTGGCGGCATGGGTGTGTTTAGTGCTGCATTAGATGATAAATCAACAACAAAGGATTTTACATCTTTAATATTTGCAACACCGTCAATAAAGCTGGCTTATGAGCCTTTGCATGGTGCTGTTTCTTTGCTGTCAGGCAATGTAAAAGAGGCAAAAAACGCTGCAAGAAACTTTGTAAATAATGCAACGCCATTGTCAACTTTTCCGGTGATGTCAAATTACATAAACCCATTATTAGGGAATAAGCCTTATTTAGAGCCGGGTCAACACCCTATATTTTAGCTATATACCAACAAGGAACCAGTAAAATGTCAAATTTACCGCAACAAGACACCATAGTTCAGTATGTAGCGGACGGCGTATCTACAACTTATGCAGTGCCTTTTTACACGCCCATTGAAATAGATGGTACGCCAGACATTGATGTTTATGTTCAGGCAGCTACAGCACCTCCGATACCGGCGGTTGATATTGTTGAGTGGAATATAGACTACACCTACACACCGAATGCAATAGATCCGATATCAGGGGGTATTTTAACATTTTTACCCGGTAAGATCCCTGCAAACGGATTTATTGTAACTATAGTTCGTGATGTGTCTGCATCATTAGATACTGAGTTTTCTCAAGCGCAAAACTTTTCAGGTATTACCTTGGATGATGCTTTAGACAAATTATTGTTAATAGCGCAGCAAAACAAATCTTACGCGCTTGAAAGAAATTTATCCTATATAGTAAACGCATACATCCCAGATGTTGAGCTACAGGGAAATGTTCAAATCCCAGTCTTACAAGCCAATGAAATATGGCTTGGTGCGGTGGGTGGGGTTATTGCTGCGGTGTTAGAGGAACCTGTTACGGCGTCAACTTTACGATCTGAATTGGCAAATAATTCACCGGCAACAGATGGCGCAAGATTGGTTGGGTATTATGATTCCGTGAACGTTGCACCCACCACGGTAGACGCACAGCTTACGTACCTTACTAGCGCGGTTGTTGCGGCTCAACCGGTGGGATCATCACTGGTGCATTATGGATCGGCAGCACCAGCAGGATATTTGGTTTGTGATGGCGCGGCAATAAGTCGGGTAACGTACTCTGATTTATTTGCTGTAATCGGCAGTATATGGGGACACGGAAACGGCACCACCACTTTTAATCTACCCAACACGCAACACGCCGTGATGATGGGTTCTGGTGGAACGTCAGAAAACCCTATTATTGGAACGGAAGTTGGTAACACGGGCGGTGAAGACGCGCATATGCAAGATGCAAGCGAGCTAAGCACTCATAATCACACCGCTGCAGCAACAACAAGCGTCAGCACCCCGTCAGCTAATACTGCAAGCGGTGGCTTAACTCGAATTATTACAGGTAGCGGAGGTTCTTTAAGTAGTTTTGCAATACCAGCAGCCGGAATATCAACTACGGTGGTTATAGCCAACACGCCTACGGTTGATCAAACTGCGTTTAACGTAATTCAAAAATCGGTGGTTGTTTTAATGTGTATTAAGTTTTAAAGAAATATGAGCACTCTCCAAGAAATAAAAGCTTTACGCGATAAGGCGCTGGCAATTTACCATACAGAGTCGATGGCAAATTATAATTTATCGCGTGATGATAAGAATAATTTAGTGGTTAGCTGGGATGATGGGTACAGTGTCCGTATCCCGACTGTAGATTTTAGGCCATATCAGTTAGAGGTACGTGACGTTTTAGTTAGCGGTAGAAGTAAGCGAATTATGACTCAATGGCCTAGGCGCGCGGGCAAGGAAGTAACCACATGGAATGTAATCATTGATTTTGCGGTAAGCGAGCCGGGATTGTATATTATGACTTACCCTACGAACGTACGCGCGAGAAAGATTTTGTGGGAAGGTGCTATGCTTGATATTGAAACAGGCACCAGCATCAAGTTTTTAGACATGCTCCCAAAGCGTTTGCTGGCAAAAGCGCCCAACAATGTTGATATGTCAGTTCTTTTAACCAATGGTAGTTTAATCTGGGTAGTTGGGTGCGACATTGACCCTGAAAAATTAAGGGGAACAAATCCACGGGGGATGGTTTTTTCAGAATTTGCATTTTCCGATCCGCGTATATTGTATAATATGATGCCAGTCATGCGACAAAACGGCGGTTGGATGTTTGGGCAATCAACTTATGACGGCATGAACCATTTCTACTGGATGATAAAGAAAAACCAAGACGATCCTTTATGGTATTGTCGAGAAGAAAGCATTATTACGCTTGTTGATGAGAACAATGAACGCTATATAACTGATGAGGATGTTGATGAAGATAGGCGCGCTGGAATGCCTGAGTACCTTATTCAACAGGAGTATTATGGAAACGTTCAAATTAATGAAGAAACAAAATATTTTGCTATTGCGATTAATGAAATACATAAGTCTGAGCGCATTATTAAGGGTTTATACGTGCCCAACAAGGCCGTTTATGCTTTTTATGACATTGGCGTACATGATTACACAGCAATATGTTTAGTCCAGTTTTCTTCAATAGCCGGCAAAATGTGGCCTTCTGTCATCGGGTATATGGAGAACAACAACAGACCACTGGCTTTTTATGTTGATGAGATCCGCAGGTTTTGCAATGGTAAAAACCTAACGTTTAAGGCGCATTACGTGCCGCACGATGGCGGAAACAGAAACTTTAATGACGGATTGAAAACAACAGTAGATTATTTGTTTGACATGGGCGAGCAGGGCTTTATTGTAAAGCGTCCAAGCTCACACAAAGTGGCGATTGAAGCTATACGCCAAAAGCTATACATGACTTCTTTTAATGAAGAAAATACAGTACGATTAATAGATTGCTTGTCAAATTATGAGAAAGAATTTGACGATAAAATGGGTAAATTTAAAGATACTCCTGTCCATGATTGGTCAAGCCATGGCGTTAAGTCCTATCAAACCATGGTGTTGGCGCTAGATGCAGAAATGATAAACGAAACAACTTACGATGTTTTGTATCCCGATAGTTTTCGCTAAAATGAGGCGCGATTGCCATGACAATTACAATACAATTAAAAGAATTTGCAGAAAAGTTATCGCCCGTACCGGCTGATATATTATACGTTGGAAACTCGGCAGATGTTTTAAATGAAGTCCGAAGCACGATAGCTCAAGTTATTGGGGCGTATCCTAGCTTATTATCGGTCGGGCAATTAACCACGGCAGCCGATGAGATTATTTATACTACTGCGCCAAACACTTTTGCGGTTGCGCCAATAACAGCTTTTGGCAGATCTGTTTTAGCGTTAGCAGCAGCAACTATCGCGCCCACATCAAGCGTGCTTGCTGGATGGGATGCAAACTTAAATCTTTCTGCAAATAATTTTTTAAGCGGCTTTACAACCACAGTAACCGCTGCAGGAACAACCACGCTACTGGTTTCATCAACCAGCATACAAGAATTTACCGGCGCAACCACGCAAACAGTAGTGATGCAGGATGTTACGACACTTGTTCGAGGTCA